AATCCTGTGAAACCTAAATTTAACGCCATTTCCTCATCGTTGTCAAATAGTCCATAAGATGTACCACCTGCTCCGTAAGAGTTTTGAGCTGCTAACATATCGTCAATATCGAAACCGAATTGTCTGTTTAAGAAAATTACATTTTCCTCTATTGCACCTTGCTTGTCTAATCTGTCAATGACCGCATCGAAGTCAGCTAATACATCAGGAGTACCTCCTGACCATAAGTTACCTCTTGTACTAACTGCGTGGAATACACCCTCTGAACCGATGAGTCCTTGTCCTGCTGCACCTGAGTTAGCCTCAGCCGGTACTGCTTCAATCATAGATGTTTCTAGGTAATCATCAAATCTTAGCCTTGTTTCATGCTCAGACTTTAAATACCATAAATATCCTGAACCACCGTCTTCTGTTGAAATTTCAATCCAACCAATTTGAGCCATGTCAGAACCATTTACCAAGTAAGTGTCCTTTAGGATGATTGGGTTGTTTTCGAAGATGTAGTCATCTGACTGTAAAGAACCTTGCATTCCTGCTGTTCCTTTTTCAAATTCTGAACCGTAAATGAAAACAGTAGTTGCTGCACCTTGAGCTGCAATTTGACCTGCTGCTTCATAGTATGCTACATCGAATGTGCTGTTTACTAAATCTACAGCAGTTACAACCGCTTTATTTTCACCACCACCTGCATTGTCTGAGATTACAACTGTTTGACCTATTCTCACAGCGATACCGCCTTGTGCTGAGTATGGGTTTTCACCTGTAATTACAGTTCCAACAGGGTTAGCTCCAATAGGTGAGTCATTTACCGTTAATGTAGCGGTGTTTTGACCTGCTGCTGCTCCTGATGTTACATTTTCATATTTGATATGTAACCTTCCTTGTTCTGCCCATTTAATAAGGTCAGAGTTAGAAGGCATTTCTGCACCCACCATTTTAATAAATGATGAAAGTGTTCTGTTACCATACCTTTCAAATTCTTTTTCATATGTATCAGGAAGATACTGATTCAAGAAATCAAAGTTGGTAATATAATTAGTCGACAACGGAACTTGTTGAGCCGATGGCTGCAACGAGAATGTTGGACTTGCTGCAAAATTTCCTGCCATTATTTCTAATTTTTAAATATTAATTTACTTTTTACTTCTAATTTTGAGCCCCCTACCCTCACTTGGATTGAGTGCTCTGATTGTCATTCCATCCTTTTTAACAACCTGAGGAGCTGACCGTGTTGTCATATTGACATTTTTAATTTTCTTAGTCACATCCTCTGTTGCGTCAGCTTTGCCTTGCTCATAAAAAAACTTGGCAAATCTTTCAGGATTTCGTGCTACGGATATTGCCCTATGGTATCCTGATGCATCTTTAATTAATCCGGTTTCACTATCTAAATAAACCTCTGCTAATGCATTGGCTCCTGAGTTTACCCTTTTAATTCCTTCAACATCCTTAGAAGGTAGAAAAGTTATTACTTTGTCTTCTCCAACTTTAAAGTCAAAACCTTTGAACTCTGTGTCGAAAACCTCATCAGTTTTTTTTAGAAACCAATCTCGTCTTCTCTTTATTTCTTCTTCATAGGTTTGAGCATCCTTAACATATTGGTCATAAGCTGCAAGTTGTTCTTCTTGCTCTTTTGAGATAGATGCCGTACTTGACTCAAGTGGCTCTTTGTACATCTCCTTTTGCTCTTCAAAAAACTTACGAGCTTTACCAATCTCTTTTTTAAACGCTAACTTCTTCTTTTTAATTACATTCTCTTCATCAACTTCACTATCGTAAGCAAAGTCTTCCATCATGTATTGAATATCTTCAGCATCTAAATCCTCTTCAGTTGCTTGGTAATATTCTCGCAGAAGCTGCGTTTCATCCATGTCTTTGAAGTTTCTGTTTAATTTAACATAGTCTTCAAATCCACGACCTGTCTTTTTTCTGTATTCCAAAAATGCTGAGACATCTTCAGGTAATTCCTGTGGTTTCTCTTTTTCAGCAAACAAATCATTTACTGAACTAACATCCTTGTTATAAGTATTCTTAATATATTTAAGAACATCTTCCTCATTCAACTCTGAGGACTGAGTTATATCTTTTTGTGTTTCGCTTTGCGGCTGTACACTTTCTTGCTCTTGTGTGGGGGTGGTACTCTCATCGCTTGTATCCACTTGCTCCACGGGAGCACTTGTTTCTTTAACATCTTCAGAAGCTTTATTAATTACTTCTTCTTCTTTTTGAGATAAAGATTTTTCTTCCTTTACCCCAATGTCTTTTACTTTTATATCCATTGAATTAAATTTTAAACAAAGTTAATAAATATTTTTATGTATTTTTTTCAGCTATCTAGGGTCAAATTCAGCTAAGTCAAAACCATCTAAACTATCTTCATTCGACTCAAACCTTTGAGCAGGAAGATTATTTTTTCTCTGATTTATAAGTTGAGATTGTTCTGAGTTTTGTTGTGATATTCTTTGACTCTTGGCTATTTCTCTTTGTGTTTCTCTTTGCTGTAAGGCAGTTTCTGAAATGTTTCTAAGCTGTTGATTATATTGAAACTCTTCCGCCATCAATTGAGACTTCAACTGAGCTTCATTTTTCATCTTTTCAATTTCAAAAGCAATCTCTGCTTGTTTAATTTGCATCTTTTGTTGACCTTCAAGTTGCATTTTTTGCATTGCCGCTTGTGCTGCCATCTGCTGAGACTGCATATTAATCTGAGCTTGTTGCTGCTGCTTTTGCATTTCCATTTCATTTTCTTTTTCTTGCTTTTGTTTTCTTTTAAGTTTTAAAAGTTGATTAGCAAGTTTTATATTTTTAAGCTCTCTAATGTCAATTGCATCTTCTAAATTAATATCATTCTTTGATAAAGCCATTTGTATATTAGCTTCTAGTTTTGCTTTTTGCTCTTCATCAGGAGCTACATCTATAAAGATTCCAAAATCATATATATATAAGTCTTGTATATCATTTAGAATACTAACATTGAATTTACCTATTTTGTTTACAAAGTCATCTTTAAAATCTGAATACTCTAATATATCAGCAACCCTATAAGTCAAAGCTTCTGCCAATGTTCTATATATATAAAGGGCTCCATCAAGAATATGTCTTGTTGCCACATTTGAATTTAAGGCTGCAAGTTTTTGTAAGCCAACCAAAGAATTAGGGTCAGGTGTACTACCATCTCTAGCTTCATTTAAGCCCGTTACTGTTCTAATCATATTTAGATAGTGATTATAATTTGCAATAAGCATTTGTGTTTTACTTGAACCTGAGTTAGAGTTAATCTCTTTGATAGGTACTCTTGCTTGGTTAAAATCACCATCTTGAGTATAACTTCTACCGATTACACTACCTGTTTGAAAATACAAACGCAATGCATCTTCAGGATTATAAGCGTTGCCTGTACCTAGGTCTACCTCATTCAATCCATCCGCATCTATGAATACTCCATCAGGAACTACACGAGCAATAACTTGCTGAAGTTTCAAGTGAGTTATTTGAATTAAATCTGCAAAAGGTATCATTCTTCTTACAAGAGACTCTACAACCCCCTTATACATTCGAGGTGCTACAGCCACATAATTAGGTATGGCGTGTTGACTTGCAGATTTTGGTCTTACCATGTTATGAGCTAACTCCCATTTTAAAAGAATATTTGTCCCCATAACCATAACTCCATCATACCAAACATCAATAGTTTTTTCTATTTTTTCAAACCTTCCCTCTTCCATGACGGTTTCCGGTGGATTAAATTGGTCATCCTTCTCAATAACCTTGCTCCCCCCGGTTTCCATTATTTTTTTCTTATATACAATCTTGTTTGTAGATTTATAATTAAAATACAATAAAGTGCAGGTATCTCTATAAAACATATCGTTCTCGTAAAACTGTGCGACATTATAATAATCATACCAATTTTGACTGTATTTACTAATCTCCTCTAGTTGCTCGTTTGTTAAGCTTGGGTCTATCTTTAAAAGTTCTGTCATTGGTAGTGTTTTAATTTCTCCCCAATAGAAACAATCTTTAAAGTGAGGGTCTTCTGTATAACTATATACTATATTGGCAGGGTCTACATAACTTACCTTTACTCCCGAACCCGGTAAAAACTCATGCTTTGCGACACTTATACCTAGTACGGTTAAATCATAGTCAAGTCTTTTTCTTAAGTCTATATAATGGTTTTCTTCAAATATCGTGTTTATAGCTTCCTCTTCAGCAATCTCTATGGATGGTTTGTAGTTAAGTTGCATAAAAAGAGATAACTCTTCATCGCTATTGGGTAGTTCGTCAGGTGAAACCGTAAATGGGTCAAGCGAAGACTTTTCTTTTATCTTGGTCAAAAATTCTTTAGAAACCATTTGGGCTTCTACCATGTCTTGATATTTGCTTCTTTTAGCTTGTGACATAGCATCCTGTGCATAAGCAGTAACCTTAAAAAGTCTATCAGACATTCCGTTGACTACGATATCTACAAATTTTGGTATTACAGGAACCGGTGTCCAATCAAGATTTAAGTAAGATAAATCACCATCTACAGCTAGTTCATCTTTATATTTTCTAATTGATTGTTCTCCTCTTGCATATAATCGCAATCTATGAAACTGTCTAAATTGGTCGTAAAACCTACAGCTCATTCCATCCCTACGAAACCATTCGTATTGTATAGCTTGTCCTATTTTTAATCCATATTCGTCTGTAGCCTTTTCTGCGTCTGAAACAAATTGGTCAGGAAAAGCTGCGGACTTAATGTCTATTTTTACATCCTTCATCTAATTAATTCGCTTTTTGTTCCCGTGTTTGTATACCTTGCAAAGTTAATCTTTATTTTTGACTCTTTTTTTACAGGAGTATAAAGATGTTTTTGATTAGCCATAAGAGCTAAACCTGAGCTTATCGAAGCATCGTAACGGGTTCTATTGTTAATATCAAATTTAGCCCAATCCAAAAGAGTACGATTAAAAGGCATCGTTCCCATTTCATCACTAGGTCTAAATACTTCTTCTGTGTCTAATCCTATATATTTTTCTATATAAGATTCGATTGCTGCGGCATGAGCTTGTTTTACCTCCTCGCTTGTATTTGGTATACCGCCTAATTCTCTTTCGGACCTTGAAAGTTTTGATGAATGTTTGTCCGGTCTGTTTAAACAAAACCTCCTATATCCTCTATTTTTAAAATGATATAATAACCTTGGTTTATTGTTTTCTATAAGGATTGGCATACCATAAAAAACACAAGCCATTAACACATCTTCAAAAAACAACTCTGCAGTTTGAGGTCTCGCAATGTATTCTAAAAAAAATTCATTGCTTGGAGCATCGTCCATTGAAAATTTAGTCAAACCGTGCAAAGCACCATTAGAGCCACCCCCACCTACAACTCCACTAATATCATAAGAGTCACAACCAAATACACCTAAGTGTTCGTTGCCCGGATATTTGAGTCCGTTTCGTTCACTAAAATTGTTTTGAATGTGTACAGCCGGTAACCAAGAGATATGAAATCTTCCTTTTTTTGTTGGAATCCAAATCACCTTTGTGTCTTTGATACCGTCTTGCCAAATAAATTTACCCTGTGTAATATTATGCTCTCTAATATAAGAATCATTAAAATCAATCTGTTGATATATCTTGCTTAGATTAAATATAGATGACTTACTTTCATCTCTAAAAGCATGAGCTTCGGTCCTAGGGAATTGCCTGTAAAATTCATTTAATGCGTCTGCATCATTTTTAAGTGATTCTACTTCAGCCTTCCAATAATCAATACTACCTGTATATATATAATCTCCATCAACTCCTTGAATTTCTACTTTTGGTTTTTCTAATACAGGCTGTCCATATCTATCTATAAAACCTTCCATGTTCCATTCCATTGGTATGAATAAAGAATACAATCCGCTTTTGGTTTGACCATTGGCATTTCTGTTTAAAACATCGGAACTTTCAAAAAGTTTTTTAAAATTATCTCCACCCTTTTCTAATGAATTAGAGGTAGAACCCATCATGCATTTTCCAATTATCTTACTACCCAATCTTAAACAGGTTTTTGTAACGCCCCAATTATTTAGAATGTTATTGGGTTTTATCCATTTACCACTTTCATCATGAACTAACAATAAAAGTTTTTCTCCATCATAAGAGTTGTCGTCAGTATTTTTCCAATCTATAGTTGTATCCAAACCTTCTAAATCATCCTCAAAAACCTCGTGCATATTTTTCTTAGTAATCTTTGAGGCAGGAACCCTATATGCTAGTTCAGATTTGGGTTTGTCCATTCCATCCTGAATTGGTTTGAAAAAGAACGGAAGACTGTTTGATATCGGAACTACTTTGTCTGTAAACATTTTTTTTGCATCTGCTCCTGTTTTAGAGAGTATACCTATTCTAGAATCTTTTGATATCGTAGCTTTGTTAACACATTCCGAAGAACTCATATATGAAAAACCTGACCTTCTAATTTTAAGATATATCATTCCATAACTCCTTGAATCAGCCTTACAAGCTTCCCAAAACAAATACAAAGCTCTGTTGGCTTCTCTAAAATCAGGATACCCTACATCTATCTTGGTCCATTGTAAATACATATAATGAGAACCTGTAATATAAGTTGGTTTTCCGTTGCTGTAAAACCAATAGCCTTCCTCACGATATTCAAACTCCTTTTCTATATAGTCAACCCAACGGTTTTTAAAATCCCTTGGCATTTCATTCCATTGAAATATAGAACGAATTTTATCTAGTTGTTTTGGTGTTTCCCTTCTTTCCCAATACTGCTCATATTTTTTTTCATGCCTTTTGTATATTTCTTTTGGGGCTTTGGGCAGTCCAATTCTAACATTGGATATCTCAATAACTTTTCCTATCTGACCTGTCTTTGAGATTATAACCAAATCATATTTTAAATTATAACCATACAGCCAAGTTCTAGCCCTGTTTTTATTTACAAGAACTGACTTAGGTATATAGTCTTTTAATTCTTTTATCATTTAGAGTTTCTTTCTGCGAAGCCTTGCTTAGAACGAGTAGGTTCGTTTACAAGTTCTAACGCTTCTTTTTCTGTTTCTATTTTGTTTAATATCTCAAAAGCATCCATAATGCAGAGTTTTTTAGTGGCTGCCGCATTCTTTAATCTATCTGCAGCCAACTCATCATCCGGGTCGGGTTTTATAATATCTTCCTTGGCAACCTTTATTAGTTGTTCTACAGCTCTGTATCCTGCATTTATAATTTTTAATTTAGTTTCTTTGAGATTCATATGCAATTATATTTGATGTTCTAATTCTATATAATTTATTGTTTTCTAATTTAAACTCATATTCCGAGTCAGGCATAAAGGTAACAATATCTCCTTTTTTTATTCCATGTTTGCTGATAGAATTGGTAGTATATTCCATTACACCCATTAAAGGTTCATAGGAGAATGGTTTGTATATATAAGTTTCTATTGAAGGTAGCGGTGATACAAAACAAAAAGGTTCAATTGCATTCCACTTATTATTTTTATAATACATATAATACTGAGTTTCGTCTACAAAAAAAGTATTGTCTTTAAAATAACTTTTTCCACTTTGCCTTCTGCCATACATATCATTATAGAACTTGAAAACATTGTGGTGAACCAAAAGAGTATCACCTTTTTCAATAGGACCATTATACATAATCGGTGTTTCAATAACTACAGCTTCTCTATTTGAAAAAGAGACTGACTCTTCAGAAGTGTCAAGAATCAAATCTAGCCCTTCTATTTTTTTCGTATTGTTATATCGGGTGTCGTCTTTGGGTTTGACAATAAATTGTGTGGGTGACTGCATTAAAAGTTTATATTAAACTCAAGAGTAACGGGCATAGTAGAATTAAATTGCTTCCACAACAAAACTTCACCTTCGCTTGTGTCTAATATATAAATCTGATATGCGTCTTCTTCTTGGTTGTATTTAATTAAATGAATCTCGTAGCCACCGTTTAGAACAGACTGCCCAACTATATAGTGCATACCTCCTGACTTATAATCAGGACCTACTGAGATTTTTCGAATGTCCATTTAATTTAAAATTAAATTACGGTGTAATATTTATTTTTACTACTCCGTTAGTATGATATAATCCTCCTAGTCCAATTCCTGCTTGTCCTGCTGCGGTATCGTCTGCGTAGTTTTGATTGACTAATTGGTCCATGTATATAACCCCCTTCAAAGGATTTGCCGCCCTTACCACATTTAAAGCATTACCTCTGTTTCCTGCCCCTGAACCTATACCAACTTGGAACGATGATTTACCTTGATTAGCATTTACCGAGTCGTCATTGTTTTGTCCTACAACGGTAGTATTTCCTCCGTCTGCATTTAGGTTGCTACCAAAAACAGCAGTATTGGCTCCATCATTAATTCTTGCATTGTTCCCTATCGCCACACTATTGTTGGCAGATGAACCTAATCCTACTTCATTTCCAAACCCTATATTTAAAGTTCTTTGTGAGCCACTAGCTGTAATTAAATTAGTACCTGCAAGAACATTAACATTCCCTATAACTGTGTGATTTGAACCGCCTAAAAGAACATTACCTTCACCGTTAACATCTCCGGTTGAGTTAAATGATGTATTTTTGTCACCCCCAATTGCTAATGAACCAACTCCATATACAATATTATTGCTTCCTGTAAGAGTAAGACTGTCAGTATTGAATAAAAAGTTATAACTCCCAAGGTTACCGGATAGTGCTTGAGCTCCGTTGTAGTTTACAACACCAAACATAAAGTTTTGGTTTTTAAATTGTAACTGAGTTGGATTTGGAAATTCAGACGCAAAAATAAAGTTACGACCTGAGTCTACCAATTGTACATTTGTACTACCTAGAACATAATTATTTCTGTTGTGGTTAAAATCTGTCGAAGTTAGATTACTTGTAAAAGAGTTGCTATCACCATTAATAACAACATTGCCTTCCATGGTTGCATCATTATTCGATAGCATAGAAGTGTGTGTTGAGTTAACAATAAAAGCACCCTGTATGTTACCCACAGATACTGCGAGACCTTGTGGGTCTTCAAAGGTCAACTTGTTGTTTGAATACTGATTTGTTATTTTACTAGCCTTATCTCCAAGAATAATATTATTAATAACAGCATTGATTCCATTAGGATTTGCAATATTCGGTGTTCCAAACTGATTTGGTTGTGCTTGATTTACACTATATCTGTTTGGGTTAATACAAATGTTTTTGTCGGTGAATGCGGAAGTTCTGCTACCTACAATAAAGTTATCATCTACTGTACGACCTGTTGTAGAGTTTCCTAGTAAATTTGCTGCTCCACCTGTATCAAAAACAACATTTCCTCTTGATATATATTTTGCAACATTACCTGTTGCACCTAATATTATATTGTTTTGAATAGTTGTGCTTCGAACATTGTTTCCTGCATTTTTACCAATGAAGACATTGTTTGTTGCGGAAAGGTTTTGTTGGTCTCCTTGACCGGGGTTTGCTGACTGAACTCCTGCTTTTATTCCTAATCCTGCAGAGGCTCCAATTACTACATTTCCTGTAAGAGAAGCACCATAACCGGTTATACCTACATTTCTGAAAGCCCTCATACCTAATACGGTATTTTGCGTGGGCTGAGCACCTGCAGTATAAAATACATCCGCCATAGCTTGATGACCTACAATTGTGTCATTTATATGTCCGTTAGGCAACTCAGAGCCTGTATTGGGACTACCTGCAGAAAAACCTATACCTATGCTTCCTTCGTTGAGAGTTATTCCTTGGGTGGCTGCATTGACTGATGAGCCTAGTGCATTTTTAGATATAGCAACATTATTGAATCCTTCTGTGTTTTCTTTTAAAGAATCAACTCCAATAGCAATATTATTTGTTCCTTCAGTTGTTTTAGCTAAAGCTCCTACACCCAAAGCAACATTTGCACCGGGTTCAGGGGCACCGCTAACGG